GTGGGAACCCCCCGAGGCCGCCTCCTCACCACCACGAGTCCACCAGGTATTCTGGCTCTCTGTCCCACTCCAGTTCGGAGTAGGGCCGAGACAGTTCCTGTTGCAGATCCTTTAGATTGTCAAGTAGGATTCTGCCTTGTGCTCGTGCGTGGTCGAAGAGGAAACCCCACTGTCTGTATCCACCATTTGCCGAGACAAGAGGCATAAGGTTCCATTCAGACAGGGTGCTTGCGGCCGTGATTGGATCGATTTTCGGGTCGACACCATGGTTGCGAGTGATCTGGATAGCGCGCTTTAGTGCGCGTCCAGAGGGTTTGGAGGAGGAGAGGTTAGGCAGGAGAGGAAGAAGTTTCCGGAGGCCGTTTCGGGTTAAGGTTTTCCGTTCTGAAAGCCAATCACCGACCTCTTGGAGTTTTCGTTCTTTGCGACAGCGCTGTGCCCAAGATGCAATCTCTTGACCCCGTATAAACCTATTTCGAGATGTCCTTCTTAGATCCAGAAGTGACTTCTCAGCAGGTTTTGCTTGAGGTCTGTGAGAGTTTGCTCTTGCTAAAGCACCCTGAGCGCATGCAAGAACGGTCGACAAATCGGTTCCATAATCTCCCGCGGGTTGGGAGTGCTGAACAAGGCTTTCTCTGATAGCTCGCCAAGAGACATCTGATGCGCCCTTTGTCATTAGGACGTCACCATGCTCTAGCCAAGCTAAAAGCTTGTTCCGTGCACCCTCCCGCTCGCCGTCGGTCCGAAGAAGAGCCGTATCACCCGCGCCGCCCATATTTATTGGGCCCCAGCCGAGTTTGGCTGGCTTTGTAGCGCTAAGGGTTTTGTATACGACCGCTCTGATCGGACCGCGGCATCTGGAGTCGTGGGACCGTAGGGCTCGTTCTAGCCCATGTCGAACACTCATGAGGCCGGTTCTACCCGGACGGCCAAGGAGACGGGCTGCTGTGGCTTCGCGAAGGCCAATGGTGTCGGTGGTGCGCGTGACCGTAACGAAGGACCTTCCGTCCTTAAGTTGACGTTCAGCACCTTTATGTGAAACGACCCACCGTTCGCAAAACACGCCTGCGTAGCGCGACAGGAATGACTTCTTTCGGTTGAGTACGAGTTGGACCTTTTGGATGTTCTGTTGATAGCTCTCTGTTCGTTGAGCTGTCCAGGCACCCTGTAGGTCGTCACCACATACTTTGAAAGACCGATCGTTGAAATTCCCGTCATAGGCGCAGTAGGCGTTAAGAACGGAAAGGACAGTCCAAGAGATACCGGTACCGAGTAATACTGAATTGCTAGTGCAATAGTACTTCTCCTCCGGCTCATCTTGGCTCTCCTTTTTGCCCAAATGAAGCCACTGAGGTCCACAGAGTTCCATGGCAGCGTTAGTGTCCTGCTCGTCCCACTGAAGAGCATTGGCAATCCCGATCATGATTGCTCTTGCTCTGTCGTGCGTGATATGCTCGGTTGCGGCTGTGAGGTCAGCGGAGTAGAGTTTGAATCGGTTCACCTCGTCTAGGGGAACCTCTAACTCTGTCTTCGCGTTTGATAGACCTTCGCGGAACCATGCATGTCTCGCCATCAGTGGTATTGTTCGAGAGGACAGCACGCGTCCAAAGTGAGCGACAGCGGCGGAGTGTATTGTGGCTATCCGCACTTTACCGCATTCTTCTAATGCAACTGGTCTAAATCGATTCTTTGTTCCTGAATCGTTGACATATTTGCTAGAAGCTCGGTAGGCGGAGTATGCAAGGGGCATTCGTGCTCCAAACATCACACTCCCTGTCGTCTCTCCTCTGGACATGATATGGTAGTTGGGGGGGTCGATCTTGAGGCGCCTCATCATTTCTTTGGTGCCTCCCTCGTCCTGGCGCAGTTCGAAGCAGGACGCGTTTGTAGGCTCTGGAAGCGATTCCTCATAGATGTTCTTGGGGTCTAACCCCATTTCAGTTAGAACATCGAGGTCAAGCTTCGTAGCCTCACGCGCCTTCGAACGGCTATCGGCCAAGCGAGTGAAAAGTCGGAATGCAAAGTCCTGGAGATCTTGGAGATCACTAGGATCTGCAGGTTGAGTCTCTTTCGTCCATAGGGCGGTCTTTTCCGTGACCTCCTTGGCGTGAGTATGACCCATCGGCAGATGCGTTGCACGACTTAAACTACTTGCTTGGAAAAGTCGAGCAGGAGTCGTCAGTCTCAGAGTAGTATCTGCACGAGTAAATGTACAAGCGCATTCGCGCCACTCATGAGACTTTGCTTTGACAACTGACATCCCGTTCGACACGATGCCTGCTAACCAGGACAGGTAAGCCTTAGTGTGCTTGATGTTGCTCCTGAGAAGCCAGCGTCGATATCTGCGGGGACCGTACGTTTCCCGACGGTTCCATAGATGTCCGCTTAGCTTACCGTGAGCCAGTTCCCAAGCAGCCGTGAGCGTATGCAGGTCTTGTCTGACCGCTTTCGCCCGCTGCTCGAACTGATTGAGCACCCTCTTAGGCTTAGATCGAGTACCCCTCGACCCTCTGTGGACCGCCTTGCGGCCCGTGTCCTTGTTCTTCTTCCTCTCCGTTGGAAGACGGTGAGTACGAGTCTCACTGGAGCCGCCTCGTATCCGGAGTGGTTGGTTGGGAGTTGAGGACGAGAGTGATGATTGCTCGTTCGCCTCTTGGATGCATGCAGTCAAGAATGCAGCATCGCGGCGAATAAGAGCGAGTTCGGAAATGGTAGCGTCGCCGATCTGCGCCAGATTCTGCGCTGCGGATCGCTTCCTGTGGTAAACTTCGGGCTTTGCTCTTGCCCATGTTCTCCACTTTTCGAACTCCTCTGTAGAGTTGGCGATGAACGTAACTTCTTGCAGCTTGAAGGTCAAGGAAAGCGCCGTAAGCTTTTGCTCTACGGTTGGCGGTAGAACACCGAGGGTCTCTTCTGGTCCCACTGTTTCATACAGTATCGACCGAGGGTCCTTAGGTTTCTCCGCCTTAGCGCGTTCGACTTCCTTCATTAAGTCTGCGTAAGTATACTCATCGTCATCATCAACATCCTCCTCTTGGTTTTCCCAACCATACACATCACCCCCAAGTCGGTCGTCAGGTTCAACGTACCGAGACTTGGGAGCTGACGAGGAAGGAAGTGAGAGATCTAGAGTTTCGGGCTTGACGTGAGGTGCTTGCACCTCTGAGGCGATTATGGTCGGACTTCGGTCCTTCCTAAGCTTCTTAGCGACTTGTTCGCTAGCCGATGGCAACTCTTGTATCTTCTCTTTCCCTTTCCCTCGCACCTCTTTGGGTGATGATTCCGGTGCAGGGGCGGTAGAGGGGGTAGAAACATGAGCCTTCTGCTGACGGAGATCGCGTTCCTTGGAAATACGCTGTTTCCAAAGGGCATCGATTCGCTTCTGAGCGTTCTGCTCGAGCTGCTTGATGACTTGACTGACTTTCTTGATGTCAGACATTGTCTTCGCAGGCTCCTCGACTCTCCGGATGGAGAGAGCGAGATTAGCATTTATCGTTGCCACAGCGTTATTGTAGGAACGTTTGATCTCCATAGCCGAGATGTCGTAGGCAGTGGCACCCTGACCTTTAGGACCGGCAAGTCTCCATTTATCCTGGAGGTAGTCGATGACTATGCTACTGGGTCGTTCATACCCGGACCATTCAACAAATGTGGTCCATGTAGCAAAGTTCTCTGCTAAACCTCTCAGGAGAGACTTCAACGGTTCTGCTGGGGTCACCCATATGATGATGGGGAACATGTCTGGCTTGGTATACTCCCATGGATCACATGTGAGACTATCAGTTCCTTTTCGGAACTTGTCGTCGATGACCATGTGCCATGTAGTGTCCGCCAGTTCTCCATACTCTTCAATCGTTCGGAACTCTTCCTTTGTGATGTCCTTGTCTTTGGACGTCAAAACAAACCGGAAGATTCCCAAACGGCTGTGGGTTGATGACTTAGATTCCATGAGTTCTCGGAATCGTTGAAGACCTTGTTCGATATGATCTTCTATCGTAATACGGGGCTTGACCGTTGTGTCAGAGGCCTCCGAAGAGATAGATCGAACTTCATCTTCAAAGTCGTCGGTTGTCGCTGCCAGCATCTCTTGTGGCTCTACTGTTTCCTCCTCTATCGTATCCAGTGGGACTTGAGTGTGGGTTTGTTGTCGTGGAGTGGTCTGCTCCGTAAGGGCCTCGTTAGGCTTCAGGATCTTTTTGTGAGCTTCCTGTTGCTCTTGGATACCAGAGTTGTTATCTGGTGTACGGGGTTTCTTTGTTGCAGTTCCCTTCTGCGCGACCTTCCCATCAAACTGTCTCACCGTCTTCGCGCCACCTCTCTTAAGAAGTTGGATCCGGGCGTTCCTCCGGTCCTTAGAGAGTTTCCGGGTTCGACCACTACTTTTCGCCTCTGCAGTCCGTGGTGGGGTACAAGTACCACCTACGGCCGCAGCGGGGGCGAGTTCGTGTCGAGCTCCTCCGGGAATCTCCTTCTTTTGAGAGGCTCTCTCCTCC